GTAAAGAGTAGGGAGGTAAGAATGTCTACTTCCCCATACTTTAATCTCTGGGTAGTATGATAATGTCCACCCTGATGACTCAAACATATTATCATCAGTAATAGATAGTACATCTCCTTGACTGTACCCTACAATCCCAGGTAAGTACTGTTGTACAATAAATCTATTATCTATTATTCTAACTCTCCCAGCATTTAAATGATCAATTAATACATTGTTTGGGACACGTTCTTTCTTAGTAAGCAGTATTCTCTTGTACTTAGGATCATACCCAGCATGAAACCCAAAGCTAGATGTTGGGGAATCAATATTAAACCCAGCTTGTATCAGAGATATGTTGTACTCTTCTTCTAATACATACCCACTATTCTCTAAGAACCATTTCTCCATCCCTGCTGAGGATGCTTCAATAATTGATTCAGTTAAGATGTATGCTTTTCTATCTCTTCTGTTAAAATAGAAATGCCCATATCTAGTTGTTACCCCAGTAAACTGAGAATCAGTACCTCCGTACCCTGTATTAGTAGATATTAGTTCCTCAGGATCTTGTGAGAAGATATCCCCTGAACCTACAAATGCTTGAGTACCTCCGGATAATTGTAAGTTTTCTTTACCTCTAGTAACAAATAATGATCTCTCACTATTCAGATAAAGTACACCCCCAAGACTAAATAGTTTGACTACATCTCCTCTATTTCTTGGGATATCCTTGTACTCTAACGCTAAGAATTGTCTGTATTTATCTTGTACTGACCCTTCATCGTTGTTAGATCTGATTGTACGTGTAGGGAATAAGAATACATCTCTATATGTCTTAGGGTATGGACGAGCTACTCTAATGTCTTGATTAAGAGAGTAGTTGTTCATATACAGCAAGTTATCTTGCTTAGTCCCATCATTTAATGGAGAGTTGAATATTACATCTGCAGCTACTTCATTGTCAAAGAATTTACTCTGAGCAGTTGTAACCCCTTCTTGATTATCCCCTGCATGCCTAAACCCTAACAAATCATCAGATTCACAGATAAAGTAGTACAGTGTAGATATTGGGGTTCTATTCCCCACAGTCAAATCATTTGAATCTGGGTCGTTTAAATCAAATAAGCTTGTATCATTATTGTATGCTCCCCCATATGTCTGACCTGTAGTTCTAAATCCATACCTCCCTATATAGGTATCTCCCCCAAATATTGAATCAGATTCAGCACCTTGGTAGTAGTTATTATCCTTCCCATCATCTGCAGCTTTAGACTCTGCCCCAGTATCAATATCAGCAGATATAGGTTTGTAGTATCCTGTCCATACTAAGTTCTGCTCATCAAATGGTTTGAATACATCAGTCTTATAAGATACTAAGTTTGCTAGATAAGTTACTGGGTAGGTACTAATATCATCTTCAGTATACTCACTACTTAATAACTCTAATTCTTTACGTCTAGTAATCTTCTCAGCATTCCACCAATCAGCTAATACTCCAGAACTACTGTATGCCTCATTAGATGACCAAGCCATTATTGCGGGAGGACCTGTTACAGTATTGATAAATATCTGAGTTTCTCCTGCAAAATTAAATATTGTATCAGCGTTTTGGAATGAGTAGAATTTATCGTTATCAAGAATACTTAACCCAGGTAAGTATGTGATACTTTTAGGTCTAATTGTGTAGATAGAGTTAAGATCAGATATTACCTCTGTAATATTCGAATGCTTAAAATCAGCAAAGCTTACGTTTAAACTACTTAAATCTGATGGATTATCATATGAGTGAGCTAATAAAGCTGATGTCCCAAATAACTTAACTGTTGAATCATCATTAGCATTAGTCATTTCAGCACTAACCCATTCAGGGATGTAAAAGTCACCATTATCATCTGGGGTTCTCTGATCTGTACCTGCCCACATCTTCATAATCATAACCTTCTGGATATCAATATGAGTAGCCCCAGTAAGAGTATGTTTATTCTTTAGAAGATTGAAGTCATGAAACCCAAATGCAGATACACCTTTATATGAAGTCCCATTTAAATTTGTACTGTATACATATGATAATGTTGATGGGGGAATATGCCCTAATGATAACCACGCAGGATTAAACGGTCCTGTCTTTGCAGTATCATAGCTAGTAGCAATATTAGATTGCTTCTTAAAAGCAGCTGGGATAATAGCACTTTGCCCAATAATTGTTTTATGCTCTTGTTTACGCTTAGCATAGTAGACTTTGTATCCCTGTATCTGCTTAAGCATAAACTTAGGGATCCTGATATTATTTAACTTTATACCTAGAATCTGAATAGACTCTACCATCGTAGTAGCTCCTACATTTACTGGAGAAGATTCAGGATTTAGTTCACCATCGTTTAAGTCAATATAAGAATACTCAGATTTATTAGATGGCATTTTATGATGCCTAACATTCTCACCTTGAATATCAACATCTTCTTGAGATGGGGAACCATTAGAAAGCACAGTCCACTGTTCAAAGTCTGAAGTTTCTGGGTACTGTTCACTAGTATTCTCCCAGTAACCCATACTCTGACCATTATCTATATGAGTATCAACTACTTGATACATCTTTGCATCAGGGTAGTACTCATGGAATTCTTGAAGATTTGGGTATGCATCAAAGTTATCTGCGATAGAACTCATTTCATCTGTTCTACCGTCTGAAATACTTTTCCTTCCAGGAATATGATATGCATATGTCTCAGTCCCATCTTTTAATACGAATGAGATGTAGAATGCATATACTTCACTACGTCTGAATGATTTGTATCTGTAAGAAAGATTAGAGTCTTTGTATCCCTTCTTTACATTGCTATTCAGTCTTGCATCTACCCCATTTAACTTTTGAATATTGTACTCAGATCGTATTCTAGACCCATATCCTTTATACCCAATAGTTAATGTCTCATTATCAAAGTATCTAGGATCAAAAGTTCTCAGTGGGTTAAGTACAGGTTCTACTGATATCCTGTTTGCAAATCGTTGATACCCAATATCTCCCCTAGATTCAAGATTAGCTAAGTACAATCTATTATCTAGCTGTACTAATGTCTTAGCTGATTCATACCTAACTCTATCAATAACTATATCTGATACAGATGCTTGAGCTACATTCTCTAATCCTGTGTAAGTAATTTCAATCTTACGATCAAAGAAACTATCTGGGATAGATATCTTCTGTAATGAGTATGCAAACTCACTAGACTCTTGATTCAATCCCCCAAAACGCTGTATTATAACAGGTTGTACAAATGTATAGTTGATGTTAGCTGGGATAATTACTTCCCAGATAATAGATTTATTTGATTGAGTTCCTTGCGGATCTCCAGTAATTGTCTCAGTTGGGATAGCATCTTCAGGAGCAGTAACTAAGTGTACAGCATTAGATGTAGCCATATAGTTAGTCACATTAGATTCATCATCTACATAAGCTAATGCTAAGTGATATGTCCCACTAACAACTCCTCCCCCTTCTTCAATTCTAATATCATTAAATCTAGGAATCTCCCCAGTATGTAAGAACAAATCTAACTTATCTACATTGTAACTTGAGTTATTGTAAAGTATTGTAGGGTCTGTAAGATCTTTTAGTTGCTTAGTTATATTGAATACTCTTGGGGGATTGTAGTCCTCTAAATAAGATATCCCAGTAGCTTCTTCAACTCGTCTATCTACGTAGTTATCAGTGAAGTAAACTAAGATATCATTGTTATTCCCAACCTTAGCTGTAGCTTCAATGGTGTGATCTATTTGAAAGTTAAGATCATTATCTCTGTAAAGTACTGTGAGGGTATTGTCTACAGGATCTGCTAAAAGTATAGCATCAGATAGTTCCCCTATAGAGAGAATAATTTTCCCAAACACTACAATTCTCCCATCTTCTAATACGCATCTCCCTATTACATTATTAATGAGAGTTGTATCAAAAGCAATTGGGGTAGTCCCTAACTCATTGGCTATAGCTCCTTTCTGAAAGTAGATATTTGCATTCAGAGCATCTCTGTATGTACCATCTGGTTGATCCACTCTTTCTGGATCTTTAACCATTCCTTGAATAAACTTCTTCATGAGCTACTATGATATTGCTGGGGTAAGTGCTACTCTGATTGTTGCAATCCCATCTGCTACCCCAGCTGTTATTGTAACACTCCCAGTTTGACCTGTTTCTATATCCTGTCTAATTTCCCAACCTGTAATTAATCCCCCACTTGATGTATCTGGCCAATAGCCTGATTGTTCTGCTGTTTGACTACCTGAGAATGGGTTTTGAGTCCCACCTGAAATAGTTAATGGGTAGCTATCCCCTCCATCATATCCTACAAATATGATTTCTGCACAACCTTCTTGGGATACAGTCGGGCCAACAAATGTTTCTACCGTCCCGTAATTAGAGTCAGTAGCAAATCCTTCTAACCATGTAGGAGTTACATTTCCTCCTGATGTATCTACATTGTCTATACGTAACAACCAAGCCATCCAATCTACAGCTCCTGCGCTTCCTATGAAGAAGTTTCTCCCATCCTCAGTACCATCAGCTACTTTCCAATACAATTGAATAGGGATATCTAATGTCTCCCCCACTTCTGCAAGTTTTGTAAATCCTGCATCTACAAAGGTATCGCTATAAACTAACTGCCCAGTTGGGTAGTATCCACTAGTCTCATCATTAGCTACAAAACAGAGTAACAAATCTCCTGCATCTACAGCTGAGAATCCTGTAATAGTTACAGTTGTTCCTGCAGTTCTAGTTGACTCAGTATACTCAGCTACGTTTACACTAACTACGTACTCAGAAGTAGCTAAGCTAGTAATGTTAACTGTTGCATTACTGTCTGTAGCATTCTTAATAGTTAATGGGATAGCTGCAGCAGGAGTTGTAAAGTCTACATATAAGCTTAAGTTCTGAGCATAAGGGATGCTTATATTAGTTTGTGGGGCTATAGCTGTCATCCCTACATAAGGATCTACTCCAGGAGTAGGGGTGGTAGTCACTTCATCTAACCTATAGTAAAGAGTAACGTTGGTGTTATCATACTCAAAGAACAGTTGGATAGGGACATTAAACCCTTGTATTGTTTGAGTTTGATACTGAGGATTAGATGCAGACTCAGTAATTATTGGGAAGTTAATAGCATCAATAGTAGCATCATTAGCTACTACTTGTGGGAGAGATAGTGGATTTTGAAACTGATAATACTGATAGATATTACCCCTCATCCTCTCATAATATTCAATAGATGCAGCAGATTGATTTAAGTATACTGTATAATAAATCAGTTCATTTATATGCCCATCAAACCCATCTCCCCCAATACGATATAAACTACCCCCATCTACAACATTTATACCTGTCGGAGTAGATTGAACTTGTAGTACATCTCCATCAATAATTAACTCACTCCCATTAAGAGTTAAGTCTGTATCTGCAAAGTAATCCCCTTTATGAGTAAGAGCTAATACTACATGATCCCCTAAGTCATTATCTACATAGTTAAATGTGATAGAATCATCTATTACCCCTATCTCAGCTGACCCAGTATTAAGTCTTACAAAATACCCATTCCCAGCACTAGAGCTGTTCTGTCTGAATAGTTTATTTCCTGAGACATCTGTACTTGTTTGAGTAAATGCTGAAAAGAATGATCTATCTGTATCCCTATTTAAATCATCTACATTAATCTCTAAGAAGTCATTATCTACAAACTTAATCGCGGGAGCATTAGATGTTCCCGTCCTAGTTACAGCATTACTTTCAAAGATAATAGGTTGAACAGATGTAAATGTGTTGTATGCTTTTTCCCCAATAGTAGAGCTCCCATTATTAGATTGATCATACCATGTTGTCACATAACATGTATCCCCAAAGCAGAAGTCATGAATAGCTTGTGCATCTAAGTGTCTCCCACTAAACCCAATATCTAACTCTTCATTGTCTCTATCTCGTCTAATTCTCATACAATCCCCAGTATAAGTATCATTGAGTAATCTACACCCAAACATCCCAGATCTAGCGTTTGAGTTATACTCTACACTAGTAAAATAAGGTATAGGTTGAGAGAATACTTTCCCAAATGAACCTGCTACTGCTGACCAATATCCCATGACTTATACTGCTTCTCTTTCCCCACTCAATACCCATTCATTCCCAACAGCTGCAGGGACTAATTTCAAAGCCATTACTGCGTATTGAGCGTAAGATTTTAATGATTGACTAGATCTTATAGTTACTCCTGAAGGTACAATAGTTACCTGTCCTGCTCCTGATTGCTCTATAACTATCTCAGCCCCAACAGGGTATGTACTAGAGTTAATTATGTAGTCTGTAGCAGAAGAGTTATTGATTCTAATGTATTTGTACAGATGAGATTCTTGAATAGTATTACTAGTCCCAGTAAGTTCTATTACATCAAAAGCAATATCTGATACTACAGGTACTAATGATATAGCTGAGCTGTACTGCCAAGCTTCTTGAGATGTAGCTTGCCCAATAAGTTTAGGGCCAAACAATACATTAGTTGCAGTATTAATGTAGAAGTCCCCAGCATTACCCGTAACAAGTAATGGATCTTCTAACCCATTAAGTATTGATGTCCCATCCTGACCATCCAACCCATCTGCACCATCCAATCCATCTGTTCCGTCTGCACCATCAGCCCCAGGAAGTCCTTGAATACCTTGTGGGCCTTGTGGTCCTGTTATAGGGGTAGAAGCAGCAGCCCAAGCTGTTACAGCATCATATGGTCCCCATAATGTTTCACTACCTTCAGTAGTTTGTATGAAGAAATCATCTTGCTGATAAGCAAATGCAAAGGCAGTAGGTAACCCATCTCCATACCATATTCTATTCCCATCTACTCCAGGAATACCCTGAGGACCTTGAATACCCTGAATTCCTTGCTCACCTTGAATCCCTTGTATTCCCTGCGGACCAGTAAAATCACTGGTTATGAATGTAGTAGCATCTGTAAATGTGATAGTAAATGTCCCATCCCCATTATTTACAGTGCTTTGAATCCCATTCCCAGTTTCTCCTTGAGGCCCAACTTCACCTTGAATACCTTGTATCCCTTGTTCACCTTGTATTCCTTGAATCCCTTGTATACCTTGAGGACCAACTAATGATACCCCAGCTGGCCAAGTTGTAGCTTTAGGCCCAAATAAAAAGTTAGTAGAGGTATTGATGTAGAAATCACCATCATTCCCTTCTGTTGTAGGGTCTACTGCCCCATAAAGAATTGTATTCCCATCATTACCTGCAGGGCCTTGTATACCCTGTATACCTTGAATTCCCTGTTCTCCCTGAGGTCCTTGTATCCCTTGCTCTCCTTGTATACCCTGAGCTCCAGTAGCCCCTCTTGGGATAGTAAATCTAAGGCTAGCAGCTAAACTAGTACCAGCATTAACTACTGTAGCATTAGTCCCAGGTTCTCCTGTAGTTGTAGATTCTACAACAATAGTAGCTGACTGTCCATCACTTCCGTTAATACCATCAGTACCTTCTAAGCTAGTTAACCATTCTTGCTCAGTTCCTACAAACCCATTATTAACAGCTATTTGATAAGCTGAGTCCCCATCTACTCCATTTGTTCCATTAGTCCCGTCAGTACCTCTAAGATCATTTGTAGTAAACCCTAATCCGTCATCACTAGTGAATGTTATAACTCCTGTATTAGAGTCATAACTCCCACCTGTAAATCCTGTCCCATCTACCCCATTAATCCCATCTACCCCATTCAATGATGTTAACCACTCAGCTTCTGTACCTGAAAAACCTGCATTTTGTGCAATCTCATAAGCAGTTAACCCATCAGTACCATCAGTTCCATTAGTACCATCAGTTCCTGGGAATCCTCTTGGGATTGTGAAAAAGAATATTGCATCAGGACCAGTACCAGCATTTATTACTGTTGCGTTAGTTCCTGCAGCACCTGTAGTTACTCCCCCAACAGTTATTGTAGCTGATTGTCCATCTACCCCATTAGTACCATTAGCCCCATCTACTCCATCTACCCCATCTTGACCTTGTGGGATAGTTAAATTCAAGACTAAGTTTGGGGATGTTCCAGTAATTGTAGCAGTTGCTTGTGTCCCAGCTGCCCCAGTAGTTACTGTCCCGATAGTAAGAGTAGGAGTTTCCCCATCTAATCCTGGCTCTCCTTGAGGACCTTGAATAGTACCTACATTTTCCCATGCACCCCCATTCCAGATATAGAGATCTCCTACAATTAAATACCCCTCCCCTAAGTTACCTGTTGCAGGAAGTTCTGATTCATTGGCTAATGACCCAAGGATTGTAATACTTGTCCCATCTTCACCTTGTGGACCTTGAGGGCCTTGAGGACCAGTTGGTCCTGTTGCCCCAATTGGTCCTTGAATACCTTGAGCACCTTGAGCGCCTTGGTCTCCTTTAGGTCCTATTGGACCTGCTGGGCCTGTCGGGCCTTGAGGTCCTTGAGGTCCAATTAATGAGTTTAAGAAGTCTTCTACACTCCCAAGATTACCTTGGTTAATCCATATATCAAATGCACTAAATCCTTGAGGACCTTGCTCTCCATCATTTGTTACAGGGAGTAACTCTACAGTACCAGGCTTAGATTCATTGTTAATGAATATATACCCACTCTGATTAGTTAGTCCTTTAACATTTGAGATATTAAACGGAGTAATTCTAAAGAACTCATTAAGAGCTGAGATAGCTAAAGCCTTAGTAGTTCCCCACGTATTATTATCCCAAGTCTTAATATCTGTATATCTAATATTCCCAAATATCACATTGTTAGTGATAGTATCAGAAATATTGATAGTGTTATCCCCTGCTGATGTAGCTACTAATCTCTCAGAAGTGTATGGGGATTCTCCTAATAATTTATTATCATCATAGGCAGCAACTACTTTAGAACCACCTTCATCATATATTCTTAATTGCACTGCCATAATTATCCTATCTTGATAGTTAAGTTCTTAAGTACTGTATTTACTAAGTAACTGTTTGTTGTATTTATCTTGAGATAAATATTTACAGATTCTAAATCCCCAGCTGTATTATTAGCAACTCCTGAGAATGTAGTAGCTGTATTTGTAGTAGTAGTAAACTCAAATGTTTCTAGTATGGTTTGATTTGCAAACACTTCTACAGTTACGTTATCTACTCCAGATGATGTTCCTATAATATCAAACTGTACTTCAATATTAGTAGTAGCTGATAAGTTATTGAATGTCACAGAATCTCCCACAAACTCTATTGGGTAAGACCCTTCATCTTTAATAATATCAGTTAATTGAGGGAACTTAAGCTGTAGTGGATTAATAAATACAGCTCCAGTCTGTACGGTATTATCTTTAAATGTAACTCTACTACTAGTTACCTCCTTAGTTACTTTAGAAGTAGCTGCTCCTCTAGACTTAAATCCTGAAGTTGTAGTTATGTAGTCATAACTAGTTCTGTCTAAACTCTCTCTTGTGCTGAGATTAGCAAACCCTTCATCATGTCTATTGATGTTAGGGATAAGCCTAACCCATTGATTCATAAATGCTTCGTATCTATCAATGTCTGGGAAGTTAGCTGCATTACGAGCTTGAGTACAGTAGTATTTCCATTGCTGTTCAGCAAATACGTAATCAATCCCATTATCTGCTATTTCCCCTCTCCCAAGAAGCATCTTCTTGTATACATACCAGAACATAGCTTCCTTGAATGAGATATCATCTGGTACTAGCGGGTAACAATCATCATCTAAGGGAAATGCAGTATAGCTTAGGCATACCTTCCCATTATAAAATGATGTTTTAATTCTATCATTATCAATGTAGTAGCAGTCTAAATAAACTGCATTCTCATTAACACAATTCTCACAATGAATACTTTTAGGAAAGTTAGTACTACAGTAAGATAATACTTGTACTTGCCCAGATGCTGAGTATTGACTCTCTAGTACATGCAGCCTTGCATTGATTCTATTGAGCTCATAATCATTCTCCCCTTCTAAGATATTGTTAAGCTGGTCTCTGATTTCATCCATCTGAGTAGCTATAGACTCAGCTTCACTACTTGAGTTGATAGCTACTTGATTGATGTAGTATAAGTCATTAGGGAGTACAGCTTGATACTCCTTAATATCTAAAACACAAGTCTTAGTAACTAATTGAGGGGAAGCCCCAATATGTTCTAGTGCTTCCCCAATCCACTCAATTGCATCCTCAACCCAGTTATCTCCAGTAGGGTTGAGATCTCGCATTATTTTACGAACAATCGTTTTGCTAGATGTATTCTTATATATTGCCATGATGTTTAAATCTTAGGTATGCGAGATCATCTTCTTTGAGTAGCTTAGATAGCTTTTCTTTATTTCCTTTAAGTCCTCTTGTTGGGGTGAACCTATAGGCTGTTTTGTTTGGGATTTTACACTTATGCTTCTCCCAATGAAATTTGCAATACCAGGGATCGGTGTAGTAGATTAACCACTGTTCACCCTCCCCAGTATTGCTATCATATAGTTTCTTTCCTTCAGCTAATAATTCTGCTTTGTACTTATTACTCTCCCACCAATCTACTGTTGGTTTACGAGGGTTTCTTTCTATACATCTTATAGACAAGTAAGCTAGATTGCTCTTCATATTAAACACTCCCCCTTCGAGTATGTGATTAATAATCTCTATATTAAACTCTTCACATATATCTCTGTGCAGAGTTCTATCTACTGGAGCACTAGTAGTCTCACTATAGTGTCTATATATGTCTTTTAAGTTGTACAAGCTGAATTAGTATTTACCTCCAGATTTCTTATAACCCATTTTATTACGTACTGCAGTAGGGAGCTTCTTCAATCCCTTTTGATCTTCAGATGGGGTTTTCAATCCCCCAGTCTGCAATCGTCTAGCTGCTTTCAATCTAGCCTTAGCTGCAGTAACTTCTGACTTCTTTTCTTTCCTAGCTTCTACACGATCTGCACGCTTATTGATACGAGCAGCTTTAGTAGCCATACGATCTTTAGACTTGCGGTCAGTTACTTTCTCAGCTCTACTATCTATACGACTAGCCTTTTTAGATGTAGGAGCACTTTGTGCTACGTTTTTAGTAGTAGATTTAGCAAGTCCTGGACGTGAATCATTAGAAGGTGCAGATCTCTTCTCCATCTTTTTAGGAGTAGCTGTTGCAAGACCTGGTCTATTATCAGAGCTGGCTTTAGGAGCAGATTTGCTTTGTAAAGCAGTAGGTGCCGCTTTAGGCTTTGGCTTATTAGTAGCAGTATTACTTGTAGATTTTTTAGGTGTACCTACTTGACCTCTAGTGTAAAATTCTGCAGCCTCTTTGTTTTTAGCTTTTTTGTCTCTAAGCTGTCGAGCAGCTTCACTTCTGGCAGTAGATCTTTGTATAGGTGTAACTGATACCTTTCCTGTACCTTTGCGCTCTGCAATTTTCTTTTGTTTTTCTTCATAAGACAAAGTGAGCTTTTCTGAAACAGTCAGTAAATCATTGTCTGCTTTATTTTTTGCTTCTGCAGCTTTATTTCTAGATCCGTAGTTTGCTTGTTTACCTGCGGAACCCATACCTCCTCCGGTTTGGTACATTTTAGAACCCCCAAACTTCAGCTCTTTATCAGGCTCAATGAAGTTACCCCCCATTTGCATCTTATTACTGGGTTTTTTCTTTCCCCCAGCTTTCATTTTATATCTCATTACTTCTTAGTTATTTAATTTGATTACTAGCCAAGAGAAGTTTAATTTCCTCTACTGCTTTAATTAAAGTCTCAAGCTTACGCTTAATATCATCAGTTTGATCTTCGTGTGCCTTAAGGCGAAGTCTAAGTTCCCCAATTTGTGCAGTGTGCTTTGCATCAATATTGTTTTGATCAATCTTGAGCTTAATGTAGATCCCTATCAAGGAACCTGCGACCATGAGGATTTGATATGTTGATAGATCTTCAAACATTGTTTCTATTTATTAATCCCAGTTAGAACAAGACCCACACTTCCACTTGCGTAACGCTTTGTTGATTCTAGAGTTAGGGTCTCTAGCATTTTCTGATTTTGTATTTCTACGCTTATGTCCACACATTCTTGAGCAGAATGAGTTTCTTCTCTTCCCTCCCTCAGGTTGAGGTGCTTTAAGGTCAGAACCAGGGTTTTGACGTTCATAAGACTTTCTCCCTTTTTCGTTTAATCCACCTTGAGAGTTCTTACCTTCTTTGCGTTGCCAAGCTGGGGTAGCCATTACTTACAAGCATTATAAGCAATTACTGCATCAGCAGTATCTGAGGTTACACTAGTAAACTCTCCGTAAAGAACTGTACCTGCTGGAATTGAAATTGATGTAAGAGTTAAAGACCCTACTGTAGTAATTGCTGCAGCAGCTATAAATTGAAGAGCTCTGAACTTACCTGTGGTCTCAGCATCGCTAAGAAGTTGAGCACCACATCTCCCAAGTGATTCTTCAATCCCAGTTTTAGATCTATCTAAAATTCTATCTGTAGTTGTATTGTATGCCATGATTATTGTTGTTGATCTTGTTGTCTGTTATTCTCTGTATCATTGAATGGAGATAATAACAGTTTTAACTCTCCATTAATTAACCCAGAAGATATAGCTGCTACCATATCAGCTGGTAAGGGGAATGGGGATGAGCTATCATAGCAAGAACCTCCCCCACAACCATACTTACTTAATTCTTCTGGATCTTCAAATATACCCCTAACATTTAATTTTTCAATACCACTAGGATTATATAAATACATATAGTCCTCAATCATAAATACTTTAGGGTTATTCTTAGTAAACTTATCATACTGAAGATAATCTACCTCATAAGGTTCAACCATTGGGATACGTTGTGTCCCATTAACTGCACCAGTATATGTTATTGATTCCCTAAAGTTTAATCTAACTGTCCTAGGGATAGGGAGATTAGATCTGTATATTGGGCAGTCTAGCTGTAAATCACAGCATTTGCTGGCATCTACTTTAATCATATCTAGACATCCTAAATCTTGTTCTAAGTGTCTAGTAATTAATCCATTACGAGCAAAGTCCCTTCTAATGAACATTGCTCTGTAATGCTTAATATTAAACTTAATCTGAGACAATGAGATGTACTCATCGTTACTGGTTCTCCCAGCCCGAAGCAAGTTTAAGATATTGTACGCCAGCTCATCTAAAGTCATAAGTTCCGTTCTTTCTTAATTTGAGCTAGCTCAGAACATTTTTCATACTCTTCCCCATCCTCAAAATAAGTTATCATATCATCTAGTATCATGTCCACAGTCTCAGGTACATCAGGGTCAAACGGGAGGAACAATATATCCTCTTGTTCAGCCATTAGTTCTGAGATTGTTGATCGTTTAGTTACAAACTTAAATGCATTATTATAGGCTGCATCTATCATTTCAATCTCTTCCTCAAGGGTGATCTCAATGTCTTCGTCGTCAAAGTCTTCCTCAAACATTTTAATTAATATTAGATTGTATGTAACCTTCTAATCCCTTGAACTTGTTCCATATATAAGCCTGTGCAGCTCTTTTGGAATCATATCCCATCTTCTTATGCCACTCATCATTAGGACATATTGATGGGAGGAATCTAACTTTTACTCCTCTGTACTCATTTACTTGCTCCTTATGAAAATGCCCACAATGAGTTTCCCTGAATTCAGTTTTTGAGAACATCTCAGGTTGTTCAGTAGCCATAATCAATGGCATGTCTTGAGGCTTTTCATTATCCCCGTGTGTGAACATAATCATATTCTTCCCATACATGTAGTACTTACGAGAAGAATCTGAGTTATCTACTGTGACGTTAGGATGATTTCTATACCATCCAGCTAATACATCTCCAGCATAGTACATTCTCTCATAGTCATGATTACCTGAGACAACTACTATATCTACTGGAGCAAAGCATAGTAGATAGTCTGTAGCTTTTACAATCAATCTCCAATAACCTCTGAACGTTTCCTTCCAACCTGCTGAATCATGTTGAGGAGTACCTTTCGTGGTAGATTGTCTCATACCCTCTGAGTTCATACCATCATTCCCTATTGGGAGAAGTATCCTCTCTATATTGAGACCTTGAGCTTTGATCATTAAGTCTTTAATGACCTCTAAGAATTGATCCTCAATTTCATCCAGCGTTAATCCTGATAACTTCCCATAGTGTATATCTGGGAGAGATACTTCATATACTACAGGATTTGGGGCTGGGATGTTGTAAGTGTATACACTTTTAGATGATGAGTATGATTCAGCAAAGTCTATAATGTCTTGCTTGTAATCATACTTAGTCTGTACATCATTCTTTGTAACTACAGAAAAGCGAGGCTCTCCTGATTGTGTTTGCCAAAACTTTACACTGACTACGTCGTCTGGAGAAATCTTACTAAGATCTAAAAACTTCTCAAACTCTGTAAGTACAGTGCTGTTCTCGTTAGTATTCTCATTTGTTACTCCCCTAGCTTGCTTCAAAGCAATTTTAGCTTCTTCCTCAGAACACTTAAGACGTTGAGATAAACGAGAAGCCCCGACTTTAATATAGCCAGGGTTCTCATTTAAAAACTCTTTTATGTACTTAAGATCAGTCATCTAATTATATGAAGTAGCGGGAGTATTTGATCTGATGTTAAATCTTCAGGTAGTTGATCTTCTCTGATAGTTTCGATAGAAATATTGACCTCATCTTGCATACGAGCTTCTACAATCTCTATTTGCTTTCTACGCTCCTCAATCAAATCAGCATGTTCTACCTCAAGTCTTTTAATCTCTTCCTCATTATTCTCTTCTGCAAGCTTATGTACTTTAGCAGATACCTCAATAAACTCTTGAGTGGGGGTAGCTAGACTGTCTAATTCTTTGAGTTGCTGAGAAATCTCTTTAAGATTCTTAGCTACTAAGATTGAGAATCTAGTCCCTTTAACAGATTTAACATCTTCTAGTCCTTTGTAAAGGTTAACTAGATCTTGGTTTGTGATAGTAATATACTCCATAAGTGTTTGGTTTTGAGTTTATTATCCGAATACGAAGAAATGAATCTTTCTAACTATAGATGCAGCATCTTGGTTCCCAGTATGAGTAATGTTAATGTTGAAGCTACCATTACTTACACTAGCAATGCTAACGTGTACCCCATTATTAGCTGCTACATTACTTTGAAACTCTCTACTTAAGAAGATAACAGAGGTAGAAGTTACAGCACTATTGTTAACTGTAAACTGAGTATTTGTGTTAGCAGTGATAGCTGCAGCAAACAATGTGATACTCCCCGCTACAGCATTAAGTGATACAGCAGTAGATAATGATGTAGCTTGAGTTACTGCCCCTGCAGTAGATGCAATTAATGAGCCTACAGTCAACTCATTAACAGTTACATTCCCAAGTACAGCATTATCATTTTGCTCAATGTAATCCCCCTTATTAAAACCTATAGTCAGAGTATCTGCTACATTGTCTTGAGTTACAGTAATTGGGGAACTGGCTTGTAATGTCTTTGTTTCAGGACCATTAGATGTCCCTACTAAAACTTCAAGATTAGCATCTAATACTGCTTCTGTAAGTACTGCACCCCCAAGAATAACAGAGTTAGCTAAGAATGACGACTTCCCAGTCCCACCATTAGCTAATGGAAGTACCCCAGTTACGTTAGATGCTAAGTTAACACTTGTCAAGAATAATGAACTAGAGTTATCAGCTGTACTTAAGTCTAAACTCCCAGCTAAGTTATTGATGTTTATATCTCCTTGAGATACACTCAAAGTTATATCATCAGTATTCTGAGTAGCTGTAATCCCAGTACCCCCAACAATACTTCTCTGAGCTAATGTCCCTAACCCAAAAGATTTAATCAGTTGACTCCCAGCTCCAGTAGTAGAGATAGTTTTAATTACTGCACTTAATGCTGGGAATTTAGTTGTTGAACTCCCATCATCAGCAATGAAGTAATGACTGCTAGTTAAGTCCCCAGTATTAATTTGTGTTAAGCTATTTATTGTTACGTTAGCCATTCGTCATAATTTTTGAATAGTACCCCCAGACTGAGTGATAATTGTATCCCCAGACTGAGTTACAAAGTTGTATTCTACTGGGGGAAGAATACCTAATGTTCCAGCATTCCCTGCTGTACTAGGGGCGTAAGTTTGAATGCAATCTCTGCATTCAGCTTTTACATAAGCAATGAATCTATTCAATATTTGCCACCCCTCTTTAGATGAAGATTGCTCTAAGCAAGTCTCATCATTACGTTGATACTCAATGAGTAGGTAAGCCATTAAACTTAGCTTTACTTGCTCAGTAGTATCACACTTTACTCCCCCAATAATCTTTTTGTACAAACCGTAATGACGTCTGTCAATACATGTTCTAAGAGCATTTAGCGTTGTTACAATCTCTTGATTGTTTGAGTAACTTTTCATTTAGCATCCGCATGCGCAAACCTCTGTACACAGAGCACTTGCTTTGTTATACATATCATCGGCATGATCAGGGTTACTCTCCTGTTCAGCAGCAAACTTAGCTGCTTGTAACATTAAGAAGACTTTCTCAGCTCTAAGTAAGTCCTCTTTGCACTTGTCACACTTACAAGTACATTCTATAGCTGCATCTACAAGTTTAGCAATGCAGCAATCAATCTGACAAGGGGCTATTGTATACAGTGTCTGTATCAATGTAGTATCTGCATCATCCTCATTAGATGGTGCCTCGCCGTCAATATTGTAATTTATATTGACATTGTCATGTAACTCTACAGATACTAACCCAACAAATGGGGTAGGGGATGTGTATACAAAAGTTAACTCTCCAGATACGCTACCATCTAAACTATCCCCTTCTAAATATACTGTCGTGACTCCATCAGTAATAAATACCTTCAGGATATCACTAGCATCTACAGCACTCCCAAACTGATCTAATAATTCTCCATCAGTTATCCTACCAGCAATTGAAGTACAATTAGTTGATAAGTTTAAAAATCTTATATCTTCTGCAGATGCCATAGTAGTTAAAATTTAAAAAATAGGGACGAGACCTATTTCCCGTCCCTATTCTATTAGTTAGTTATCACCAAACAAACTTGTGCTGTCCAGTAACATTTGGAAGAGCAAATGCTGCATCAATTGTAGTATCTCCTGCTGCCATAGCTGTGCTAGAATCTGCTGCATAAATAACAACTTGGTTTAATTCACCTGCAGGTGCAATACCTGTAGATGATGGCCAGTTTGTTGCGTACTCAATAGTTACTTTGTGATACTTGTAAGTAGTATTTGTATAAGTAGCTACAGGATCTGGGAAGTACATTCTGTTGAAGTTACCATAACGGCTTCTGCAACGAATTTCTTCTCCAAGAACTTGCCATGCATTCCCAACTCCAACTTTTGCTTTTGCAGTTGCGTTAGATACTACAGGAACAGTATCATCTGTATTGTTATGTGCAATCATATCAAATACAACTCCTGCGTGCCTTGCAGTAATTGTAACTACTCCTGTAGTGTTAGATGCTGTAAACAACGCATTTAATACTGGGGAGTTTTGAATATTAGCCACTAAGTCATCCCCTGCAGTTGTTGCAGTTGCTCCAGTTGCTCCAATATTAATTGCCTTGTGATTAGTAGTATTGAAACTCCCAAGAGGGAAATCAAAATTATTTCCACTAAGATCAATCAATCCAGGATTATCATTTGTAAAGTTCAAATGAGCAGTAGGAGTATTGCGAATAATGAACTTAACATTCAAATCATCGCCTGCATCGTCAAGTGCAAAAGTTACTGTGCCTGCATGTCTAGTAGATGCTTCAAATGGTGAAAACTCTATAGACTTAATCTGACTAGTGTTAATGATGGGAGTAGCAATTGGGTTGTTTGCTGTCCCTTGAACAAATTGAATCTGAGAATACAACCAAAGAGGATTTACAATTGGGGTACCGTCTACAGCTGCTGCTGTATCTACCTCAGCTACAGTAGTTGCGTACAGTTTGGTATTAATCCACTGGTCATCATTAGTTCCATATTTTGTAGTGTTCCAAATTCCTACTTGGGCAGATCCAGCATCTACAAAAGAGTCATCACCATCACTTCCAGGTGCAATTAAGTTTCCATTGTTTAAAATGAATACTTGTGATAAGTTAGTTCCCATTTTTAGTTAATTATTTTTATTGGGATTAAACATAAAATTACTCACTCTCTAGGACTTCCCTAGATTGTGTGTTATACCTCGGGTCTTGAATAGCCTCCAGTATGCTTTGTATTGCCATTTCCACAATCTCTTGATGAGTGTGTTGTGGCAATTCACAACCAACTCCTAGATTAAAATCCATTTGTTTAGGTTGTCTAATGTATTTAATAGTAACAAATGTAGTGAAAAAAGTATTATCACTATGTACGTCAATAAAGTTTTCTTGAATCGTAAACTTAATTTTATCGTAAGTACTGGTATTAAATGGATCGTACAATATGCTGTACAGATCATCATGTTGAACATACCACATACGTTCTTTGCTAGCAGTCCCAACTCCTTGCAAAGGTTCTCTAGATGTTATGGTGTGTACAACAGTTGGTAATGTAGTTTCCTGAAGATAAGTATTTCCATCAGCTACCCACTTAGCTGTTATTGTATCAGCTTGTCCAAAAGATGAGGTAGCTAGCAGTAATTTCAACGTATTAGAATCTACTGTTGGGGTAGCTTCAAAATCAGTAAACTGATTTAAGGTAGCTGCAACTGAGGTATTAACTATATCAGGACGAGAGTTAACTACAGCTATGTTATTTCTGTATGTTGAGTCATAGTTGTTGATATTAGTGACATACTGCATGTTCATACCATTACTGTTGGATATGATAGCTGTATCGTCTACTAATATCTCAGTCAGTATTGCCCCATCTACAGGAGGGGACATTGATATGTTTACAACCTTAAATGAGGCAGTACTTGTTATGTGCTCAATACTACCTAAGCAACTATAATACCCTTCTTGAATAGCATTAACTAAGAACATGTAGTCCATAGGTAATGCAACTCTGTCTACCTCAAATCCAGTTAATGTTTCCCCTACATAAAATGCTTTTAACCTCCTATCTACAACTAAGTTTCTGAGGTCATCAATTCTTTTTTGAGATTGCTCAAATCCATCACGATACTTATTCCCATTTGGGGAATATCTCTGCTTGATGAATCTCTCCATAGCTATATTAAGCTCATGGTCAATCTCTTCAGGCAAGAGATTGTCAACCTGGAAAGATGCAATTTTTTGCACCCCCAGGTTGACTGCTATATGCATCTCTTCTATAGTCATTATACTTTAAGTTCCTTAAGCTGAGCTCTCATAGCATTAATCTGCCCAGATCTTTTCTTGTTATTAAAGTACACAATTGCATCCGTAAGAGTCTCCCCAATAGTTTCATCTCCGTAGATTACTTGATTCCCTATTGTTCTAAGTACCCCTAATTCAATCATCTCTTCAATCTCAGCACGTACATCTAAGTTTTTGTCGAGTGAGTACTTCAAGAATCTATCTGGGGAAGAGTTCTTAATATCGTACAATTGATTCTCTACTTCAAGCTCTGATAATGAATCTGGTTTAGATCCCTTAGACAATACTCGAAGCAACCGTCTCATCTTTTCTACGTCAGAGCTGATCTTAATAAACTCTCTATCAGCATCTTTACTCATCTTAACCTTAGCGTTCTTCTTAACGAGGTCAATTTCTGGATCGTAGATGTAGAACTTCTTAGCAGGATTAGATTTCATCTCCTCTTCAGAAGTTGCTACTTGGCGATGCTTTTGACACCACTTGTAAGTAATGTAGTCCATTAAGTTATTGGGCTCGTTAGTATCTTCATCTACTGAGATATCTAACTCTACTCCCTCAAATGGGACTTTCAATGACATTGATGCCCAAAAATTCTTCTCAGCCTTTGGCCAATCTGGGTGAGTTGGGGGGACATCTAAAAGTTTACTCAAGAGTCTATGAGACTCATGCTCGTCTAAACCCTTGAGTGGTTGACGATTAACATAGATAGAACCAATCTTAATTTTAGCAGTGGCTCTAATTTCTTTTGGGAGATGGTTTAATACCTCCTTGCGTCTGATCATAATTTTGCGCATTGTTCTTTTATTTATGGATTAAGAATAACTCCCTATTTATGGTTAATGGGGGACAACCGCCGTTGCAGTCGTCCCCCTTGCAAACCAAACACAAATTACGATGCTACACACTGAAGATCTAAGCTAGTATCAAATCTGCGAAGCAGGATACCAGCTGTTTTCAACATGTGTACTGATGCACCGTCTATATCACTAGCGCGAGTGTCAGTTTCAGTAAATCCTTTTGGAACAACTGAACCAGCAACAGCCCAACGCATCATTTCACGACCCTTCTTATTAATCATCTGGAGGTTATTTTCTCCATCATAAGTAGACTGGTCAACAAATACCATACGGTAAGATTCGAGTGGCAATCCAGACTCTGGGTGCTTCATAGAAGCTTGAGCAACTGGGCCATGGTCGAACAAAGGAACTTTTACTACGTTCACTCTGTGACCATCAATGTGGTCGTAAGAAGTGAAGTAACCAGTGATACCGAGGTTACGACCGCTACCAGTGATGAACTTAGATTCGGTAGTTCGAAGGTAAGAGTTAGTATCAGCTTTGTAGTAATCACGCAAAGCCTTATCAAACTCACGTGCACCACCTACACCAGTGTAGAGAGTAACTTGCTTATCTGTAGCATCAGTCATGCCGTAGAACAAGTCACCAATAACATCCTCAATCTTCTTTTGAGTCAAAGTAGAGTAAGTGTCCTTGTTGATGATTTGCTCGAACAAACCAGGACCAGAAATAACTGGTTGACCGTTCTCATCGAGCATTTGGTTGTTACCCTTATCATCATAAGTCTTCTGACCATACCAGTAGTACATCTCACACTCCTCCTTAAACTTGAGCATGTGACGATACTCTTCGTAGTCCATCCACAACTTAGTAGTAGAGCCCTCTTTCATTGGGAGAGTAAACTCAGCTACGTAGTTCTTAGCATTACCAGCAAAGTGGTAAGACTTACGAACTGTACCGATTTTACTTCTTACAAGACCAGGAGCACTCCAGTTAGATGCATTACCACGAGAGAAATCAATTCCTACGTTAGCGTAGAGCATACCCCACAATGCACCTGCAGCTGTATCTGCACTATCAATAGATGATACATCAGGAGATACAATCTTCAAGGTGTACTTATACCCACCTGCATCAGGGGTTGGTTGCTCCATAATACGAGCCAATACCCCAGACTGAGATACTAAGGTGTAAGGGAATACAAACCACTTGTCAGGGAAAGTAACAGTAAAGTAACTACCTCCTGCACCGTTACCAACTGCTGAAACTACAGGACGTACGTTAACTTCGTGAGTCTTAACTCTGTACTCATACTCAAACCGATCAATAGAGCGAACATTACCTACACCTTCTGTTAAGAAAGAGAGTGGGAACTTCTTCTCTTCGCGACCTGCCAAGTGAGTAATAATTGGGGAGAGTTCTTGTGGTTTCTCCATCAAAGCATTGACCAACGAGTTAGTGTCGGTCATCTGCTGATCATTGTAATAAGTCTTTAAGACTTGTTGTAAAGCCATGATATTCTAGTTTTTGTTTTTATTGTAAAAGCGCATTAATGTCTAAATCATCTGGATCAAATGACCTTGACCGACGCTGTGCTTTTCTAGCATTTTTAACTTGTGCTTCTTGGTTTGAGATACGATCTCTTAAAGACTGTACACTCTTAGTACGAGCCTTAGTATCAATGAGATCATCTAACTTAAACCCTGAGAACACTAAGTAATCCATAGCAAGTTTCATATCAATATCAGATTCCTGATAATCTAAATCTCTTTGAGTCTCCCCATTAGGACCTACTGGCTCAGAGATGTACTCAAAGAATTTAGACTTTTGTCTATCAGGGATACGAATACCTGCGAATTCATTTCCTTGCTCAATCTTGTTTGCAACATCTTCCCAGAATTGATCAGCTTCTTGTGCTTGACGCTGAAATTCTGCCTGTTGTTGCGCAAACATTTCTTGACGAACTTGTTCTTGATACTGAGCTAACTCATTACGAGCAAATTCAGATTTACTGAACAGCTTACCATTAGCTTCTAATGTTTCAAGCATTTCCCCAATGAACTCATCATCGTGGCCTTTACTTTGAAAGTAGTTAGCTAATACTGCTCGTTGTGTATTGACGTCTTCCTCTGCAATATCAATTGACCCAAAATCTACTTGTGGGTTGTAAGCCTGCATAAACTCTTGTGAGTTACCCCCAGACATCAAATAATCTAGATGTTGTTGAACTTCAGGATATTGCTCAAACAACTGATTCAATTGTTCCTCAGCTGCTTCTTGACTAATATCTCTTACAAAGTTTGTCAACCCATCTACAGTATCGTCGTACTCATTATTAAGCTCAAACCCAAGAGTATTAGCTATTTCGAAAATAACTCCTTCTCTTGCTGAGTCTTCTTCAGAAAACTCAGATTCATCTTCTTCGTAGTCTTCTGACTCTTCTGATTCTTCTTCTTCAAGTTCAAGCTCTTCTTCAACAACTTCTTCTTCAACCTGAGTCTCAGGTTCTTGTGTTGGTTCATCCGGAACACTGGCAAGCCCATCCCCTAACATATCGTCAAAGGAGATAGCGCTAATGTCTAACTTGCGATCTTCAGTATCCATTTTTCAAAAGTATTTAATTTGTGATTTAGTTTATTTGTTTAAGATTATATTACAACTGTCGTTATAATATGTCACTTACGTCTAATTCCCCCTAATTTATATCCTCTAGGAATAGCTAGCTCTCTAGATGCTTTCTGCATCTCTGTGTCCCAAGTATCTGTCTTCCATCTTCTACTATTACTATCCCATAAGTATTCCCCAATAGGGTACTGTCCTGTACTAACACTAGGGTCTTGCTTATACATAGTTTGAGGTGGACGAGTACTATTAACGTACTTACCCACAGGCTTTAATGAAGCATTAGGAGTAGACTGGGAAATTGCAGATGGGTTAATTTTATCCATCTGTTGTAACTCAGGTCTGTAAACAACTGGTTGCTTAGGTTTATCCCATAAGCTATATACTATACCTGACTGAAAAGTATTAGGACCTGGTACTGGGATTTTAACTGGGACATTAATACTAGGGTCGTAAGGAGCTGGAGCCATGTAGTTAATTTTCTGTGTACTAGATGGTTGAAGCCCTTTTATAGTATTTGAGGTATTAGTATTTATGCTAGATGTTTGTCCAAAAGCTTTATGAGACCCAGTAAACTTATTTCTATTGTTGTACTCATCTAGCAGTTTTTGAGATTCTGCTACTGCTTTTGCTTGTCCCTGCAATCCCATATTGTAAGCGTATGAACTATCTGCATATTGTTGAATACGAGGATGGTCAGGAGTGTTTACATACAAGGTATCTACTTGTCCCCCAGTTTGATGCTTTTTAATTCCCCCAAACTGTTTTTTATCTAAGAATCCAACTTCATCTTCAATAGCATCTACTCTATTAATTATGTCACTACCTTTTGTTAAGTAGTTATATCCTTTCTTAGCTGCATTTACAACGTCCTTAGATCTTTTAGCTGCTCCCTTAGCTAAGTTGATTCCTAATTTTGCTCTCCCAAAAAGAGGTATAGCCCCAAACATATCTAATCCTTCATCTAAGTTTGGGATAGATGCTCCTCTATTTTTCATAGAGTTATACGCTCTTCTAGCGTCATCCCATGACGTAATTCCAGTAGGATCAAAAAATTCTACAGCATTCTCAAATAAAGAATCCTCATCTCTCCAAGCATTAAAGGAACTTTTATCTGGGGTTATAGTTCCCTGATCTCTGTATGGGGATGGGGGAAGCGGATTTAATTGATATTGAGGTGGTTGTGGAGTAGCAACTCTTGTATTATCTATCTGTCCCCCAGTTTGATACTTACGTACTCCTCCGTATTTTTTGAAACCTTGCTCTTTAAAAAATAATTGGGTAGGATCTCTGTAATCTATCCCACTATTAAGATCATCCCAGATTGTTTGTACAGTAGGTTTAAACTCAGAGGCTCTTCCCATTTGTACTAGCTTAGGTTTTAATCTTCCTTCGGTTGTACCCCTTTGAACTCTTTGTCCTGCATCATCCATAAACCCTGTTCTAAAGTCAGGGATGTCATAACCTTTACTTGCAAGGAAACTGCTTGCATTAGAAGTTCCTAAAATCTCTGAAACATCTCTATTAAGATCTGCTCCTTTTTGCAATGCATTTGAAATTTGGTCATAAGTATCTTTTCCCAACATGCTAGGAAGTCCTAGTCTGTGCTTACCACCTTCAACTCTTAAATGGTCAATTCTTCCCATAGTATATCTAGGATCTTGCCCTCGCACAAACTGGGGATCTGCTAGTAATTGTCCTACATAATCTCCATGTTGCATTGCAGCTTCTGGATTTGGGGCTGAATATATTCCCTCCCCAAATGCTCTATTACCTCTCCCAAAAGGGGACGTCAAATATTCTGCTGCTTGTTCGGGGCTATTTGCTCTTACTCCTCTATAAGAAGTTAAATACCTTTCTGCAAAATCATCAGTTGCATTAATAGTAGCCTGTGAGCCCATCATCCCAGGTTTATATGTTGCTGCTAATTCAGGATGTCTTGCAAGAGTGTTATCTGCAAGTCTATTTAAATAGTAACTACCTGATGTATATGGGGAGTATGCAGGTATTGCATCTTGATAAAATTGTTTAGCGTTAGCTGCACCTTGGTTTATAACTGATCCAGCATTAGCTAATTCTTCTGCAACTCCCTCTACTCTCCCATTTCTTAAATTATAAGCTAACTGACCAGCTTCGTGTGCATTAGTTATACCATAATTTTTAAATGTGCCTGCAGCTTTAATTAAATCATCTGCAGTAGCTAATCCAGGCAAGGTTGCAAATGCTCCATTTTCAGAGTAGTCGACAGCCATCTGCGCAGGATTGTACATTGAAGTAGCTAAGTCGTATGGGTTTCTATCCCCAAAAGCATCCCATTCAGCCTGAGTTGGTATTCCTCTTTCCCTATTGTAATCAGATCGCCAGTACTCTAATGCCTTCATTGGTTCAGCTAGCATTTTGTACACAGGCATAGTCTCTGGATCTTCGTCTGGAGCTTGAGTTATAGCTCCCTGAAACTCTTGGTTAGTAGTTAAAACTCTTTCTTGTATCGGTGCAGTGTTAAGTTGGTTTAAAAACGCTTGCTCCCCATAATTAGGTCTATAAGTACTCTCTGCTACAAAACTCCCAGTCTGATATTTTTTAACTCCCCCACTCTGCATCTTAGCAGGAGTCTCAATTACTGTTCCTCCTTGTGAGCTCATCTTTAAGTCTGTAACTCCGGGAGGGACTTTATCATAAGACATAACTAAGTTACCCCTATTATCAAACTGCTTCATATCAATTGGGGCTTTCATCCCAACTGTGTTAAATGAAGCATTAGGGGGTTGATTTGGGAATGCCATTGAGGCATTAGTATTCCCAGCTTGATGTTGAGGTCTTAGTCCTTGCTGTTGTTCTTGCTGAGTATTTGCAACTTGCATTTGCTCGTACTGCCCAATCAAATCAATACCCTGGTCATAGGCTCTAAACACATCAATGATAGATCCTTTAAATCCAGAAGATTTGTGTCTTTGCAGTAACTGTCTACGAGTTGCGTTATCCATCAAGTTATATTATTTCCCATCAGGAGTTAAGTCACCCTCTTTATCTAAAGCTTGTTGCTTAAGATCTAAATCTCTCTGTTTGATCTCAAAGTCTTGTACCATCTTTTGAAGATCTAAGTTTAGCTTATCAGATTGATCTTTAGCTTCAGCATTAATGAGAGCTATCTCAATATCTTTCTGTCTGTCTTTGTCTTTATCTAAAGACTCTTGCTCTTGTTGACGTTGCTGCATTTGCATCTGCTGTTGTTGCATTTGCATTTCTGCTTCTTGTTGCTTTTGAGCAAGTTCTTGCTGAGCTTTCTCAGCTTTCTTAATTTTATCCTTAATACCGCTAAAACTTTCATTGTCAAACATTTCAAGTACTGCAGATGCTGGCATCCCATTTTGAATCATAGACTGAGACATCTCTCTAGCATATCTGAGATTCTCTTGGTCTTTACCTGCATCAGAAACAAATATCCCATACTCTGCCTCCATATGAGCCATTGAATCAATGTCAATGAATTGAGTAGTTGTATCAGGGAGAACATACATCCCTTTCTTCCCAGCTATCCACGCTTCTTTCGAATAATCCAATAAGCCTTGGAGTTCTCTTTGTTCAAAGCGTGCAAATTTGCGGAAAAGATCTTCAGTAATGTGTGACGACTGAACAATAGCTTGTTGGCTTGATGCTTTACCTTCGTATGTCCCGATTGTTCCTTGACGTTGTCTGTTAACTCCTGATATCTTCTCCCACTCCTGCATGATAGATTCAAGCAGTAAGATGTATTGCTCAATAGTCTTAATCGACATATCAAGCACAGACTGATGTTGAGGAGAAAGCATAACCCCCTCTTTATTGTAGTCAACCCATGCAATACCTGTTCCTTCAACATAGTACATGAATTTATCCATATCCCATTTCTTTGGGATCATGTTGATATCAAACTGCGCAATAATATCTTTACTCCTTGCAATAGCTAACTCCATCCTATACTTAAAGATGTTGTAGTTCAATTGATAAGGAATCCCAAGTTGTACTAAGGAGATATTATTAGAGTTAATATCAGAATACTTTCTACCGTTGATTGGGAGTTTACAAGTAGATGGATTGTCTAATGATGTACGCTGATTAGCTATTGGGACTATGTTGATGTAGAATCTATCATCAATCTTAGTTCCTTCCCATACCTCATTTACCCACTCCCAAGTCAACTTAGCTCCTTGAGCTTTTAATTCTGCAGGTAGTCTATACTGTTCATCTACATCAAACTGCTCAACATTCCCAGTCAACTCATCTACATACTCCACAAACCCAATTCTTTTCCTTGACTTCCAATAGACTGTAACTACTTCAACTAGTCTGTTTCTGTAGATGTTATCATCTGAACCTGATGCTTCTGCTCTGTAGAGTAAATACGAATCAACTGAGTTTTGTGTTGGGTTCTCAAGTTCAAGTACTTGTTCCTCAGTTAAATACTCCCCAAAGTTATCTATTACTGTAGATGCGTGAGAGTATCTTCTAACTATTGCCCAATCCCCATCTTCAACAAACTCAATATCAGGATCTTTATCGTAATCAATATCTAGTGGGTTAACAATCTCATAGAATGGTTCATTTCGTCTAACCCCTTTATGAGAGTATACTTCCCCAGCTACTAAATAATGAAAGAATGCTTTTTGAAACTTATCGTAGATCTCTTGATCATACATAATGTAGTTGATAGCAGCTTGACCTTTGATTGCTCTATCATCTACATAGGTTCGTTCGAACTGTTCTAATATCTGTTCTGGGATAAGATTCTGTGCTTGCTGTTCTTTAGCTTCAGGGTTTTGTTGCTTCTGAAGTTCTTGAACAAACATCTGCTCAATAGTCTGAGTCAGCTTTTTCTTTTTAGCTTCTTCTTTAAGACTTACAGAATCTGCATTCTTAACTACTACTGAGTAGTTTAACGGTCTTTTTGATTTCTCCCCAAGCAACAAATCCACAATGGGTTTAATGATCGGGTAATTCCTAAGTTTAGACGGGAAGTTTTCTCTAGTCTTACCATAAGGTTTAAGAACATACTTATAATCTTGATCATCAATCTCACCATTGTAGTAGTCGTAGAGTGACTTGAGGTAGTTTCTTCTTTCACTTAACCCAAACTTAGACAAGTCCATGAACGCATCAACGCATTCTTCTCTCCACTTCTGGGTTTTCTTCCTTAGAGGAAGTCTTTGCTGTGGTATTTTTGCACCTGCGTACATCCTCGTAAAATTAATAAATTATCTATAATTCTTATCAAACCAGTCATCTTGAGATCTATCATCTATACTTTCGAGCACTTCTTTATTATATAGCTCACGTGTATGATACATCCCAATCATAAAGGCCATGACACGGTCAAAGTTACCTTTATGATTAAATTTGATAAGTTCCTGCAATAAAGCAGTATCGTATATATGATGTAAATTTAAACTAGATTTCCCATCTTCATCTTGACCCCTAGGTGAGATTAACCAGTCTCTTATATATAGCTCACCTTGACGTTTACGTTGCTCCGTCATATGCATCCCGTATTGACGTCTAACGTTCCTAGATTGTAACTCACGTTTATCTAGCATCTCAAACTCTTCTTGTAGTTTATGCAGCTTTCG